CAGTAGGAATATCACTTTTTGTTTCCCATGATATATTCCGAGCAAGCATCATTGATGGATATAGACCTGCAAAATCAAACGCCGCTATACCTAAATGAAGGCCATTTGTGCCTTCTGATATTGGATTATAAATCATAGCACCATCATAATCTATTCCTATTTTTGTTCCACAATGAATACATTTCTTTTTAATGGGTACTTCTTTTCTACAACCATCACATATAATTTTCTTTATAGAGGTAGGTGCTTTCCATGTAGCATTTCTCATAAAATATATACTCGCCATATTTGACGCATAAAAACAAGCATCAAAAGGTGCTTTTAGTAATCGTTGTAGCGCAATAATACTTTCACTAGTAAAGTTTTCTTCATCAATGCGGCGTATTAAATCAACATCTATTACTGCATATTTAAGATAAGTTTCTGTATCTTCAAGCCAACCCTTACTAAAAAATTCATTCTTATCTGGGAACTTTTCTGATACTAATTTCTTTTCACCTAATACTATATTTGCTATATAATCAAGAGCCATTGAAGGTAATGTTCCTCTTTGTGCATCATTCCATTGACGCTCAAATGCCACATCAAGATTTAAACAAATACGACCTTTTATTGGTTGGTCAATAGGAGAATAATTATCTACTTTTTTACCTATACCCCATTCTGTAATACCTTTAATTTGATTATAGGGAGATAGACGATTAGGATTTAAATTATTTTCATGCAATCTATGGATAAGTTTAGGCAAATCGAACTTAAGACCGAACCATGCTATGAGCATATCGGGGTCATCAAGTTGAATATGTTTAATAAAATCTTCTAACATGGCCTTTTCTGTAAAAGAAACATTACTAATTAATTTTCCATCATTTTGAACAGGATTAATAAATCTAGGTTTTTCTTCTTGTTCGGGAAACCATGTCCATTGACGAAATTGTTTAGTGTAATTATCATAAACTACAATACAAGTTATAGCCCCATCATGTTCTCCACCTTGTTGCCATTCCATATCCCAATACCATTTACGCATTTTATATTCTTTTATTTCTGATAACTCATCAACACAATATCTATAATGAAATGATATATCTGCTTCATAAGTAGTTTTCCATTTTTTTCTAGCATAGAATGTGTCTTTAGGATATTCTAGAATAACTTTGGTTAATCTTTCTCCATTGATATTTTGCCAATTACCTTCTTCATAAGTAAAATCAGTTGTAACATTAATAGTTTCTGCTCTACCTTTATTGGTATTAAAAATAGTTTCCTTTGTTCTAAAATTACGGTGTTTAATTGCATGGGCTTTAATGAAAAAATATGGGGTGAAGGGAATAGAAGATTCCTTCCTTTTTTTATTTTCCCTCCACCTTAATTTTATCTCATTGTCTATATTACAAATTATCATTTAATCACCTGATATTCTTGGCGCACGAATTAGAAATGCCGTAGGCGACACTATCGTAATTGGCACATCATCACTCATATAAATATTAACTATTTCATTCCTAAATAAAGCGTGTATTGGAGCAGATATAGATATAGTTGCTGGCTCGCCCATACCCCTTAATAGGTTTATTTGCTGTGTATAATATTCAGAATTTAAATTTGAAGTGATACTAAACTCTTCTTTATAATCTAATTTATAGATTCCACTTTTTACTAATTCACACGCTTTAATTGCATCGGTTAATTCATTTGAAGTTAATTGTAATGCAGTTGTATATGGAGTATTTTTACCACCATATGTTAAATATTCTTCTAATGTAGCCTCAAATTCAATTTTTCTATTACCCATCATTTCAATAGTAGATTCGTGGGGATGGATTACTACAATAGGTAATACCGCTTGTTTATTATCAGACTGTAATGCTACTGTATCTTCAGCAGAAAAAACAGTTTCTTCACCCATAGTTTTTAGGTACTTCATTAATGTTGATAAAACAACAATAACTTCACCCTCTTCTTCAATAATACAATCATGTGTTATTTTTACAATTGTAGAATTATCTGCATTATACACAATAAGATTATCCTTTGCAACCAATTTAACATAGTCACTTAATGCTTCATTTTTCATTACACCACTAGTAATATATTTCCCCTTAAGCATTGACCTCTCTAAGACTGTAATAAATTCTTTACTATTAATTATAAATCTCATAGAGAACCATCTCTTAATTCTGGTACTCCTTCCCACTTAACTTCTTTATTATCCTTAGATACGGTAAATACAATATATTTTTTACCAACTAATTGTGGCTTATTAGGGGCATTGACAATTTCAGCAATATACCTAACACCACCATTAAAAGTTTCCTTTTTCATATGTACTAATTGACTTAATTTTCCGGGAGTTGTTCTATGCCAATCCGGTTCTGTACCAACAGGCATAGGATTATTAATCCCTTCATATTTATCTTTCATATGAGTAATAAAAAATCTATCACATTGTAATCGTAGTGCTTTATCTAATAAGTCATTATATTTCTTATTTCTTTTTCCCCACATAATAGGCGGGTGTCTGACTTCATATTCTTTTTTACCTTTAGTCATAATATCAAAGCAATAGTGAATCCATTTGTCTAATCCATCCCAAACAAATCTAATTTTTTCACCTGCTTTAATCCTTTCATCAACCATACGGATATATGTTTCTGCCATCTCTTCTGTTTCTTCTAATAAGATATTATTATACTTATCATATACCATAGGTACAAAAATTTCAATTCTTTCATTACAATCATAACCTGCTCTCCATGTTCTTTCAGCACCATTATCAAAATCTAATAAACAAATTGTATCTTCTGTATCTAATGTAATAGAAGTTTTACAAGTTTTTGGATTACCATAAACTCCTACACAAAGGTAGTCTTTATCCCTTTTCAATCTTTCAGCGACTTGTTGTAAAATAAGTCCTTTTCTTTCTTCATAATTATTTTCTTCTTTTTGTTTTCCTAACATAAATATTCCTCAATATATAGAGGCTTCGCACCTCTTTGGCCGTCATTCAAAGCGAATACGGCTATACGCTTTTGCAATCAGAATCAGAACCAATCTGAATCGTCAAGGTTTGCATCATCAAATACTGGTGCTTCGCCTCTTTGGTCGGTTACTAAGATACCAAATGTATTTAAACTAACATTTGTTAATTCTCCATCAACTTCCCTTTGGTTACTTCTACCCATAATTATTACATTACTCCCAATACCGAAGTTTAAATCAATATGTGGAGGAACCCAACAAGCAATTGATGAATTACCATCTGAATCATAATCAAATTCAGCACTTAAATCACTAATAAAAATTGTTCTATTACCAGTTGAATTAGGCTTCAAAATCATATTTGTTATAGTACCATCAGTTAATACCATTCTTTGAGCAAGTGGTAATGATGCTTTATTTTGGTGGTAACTTTCTAATTCTACTAATGGTGTAATATAATCTTTCATTGCATCACCTAGCAAATCTTGAACATTCACACTAGATACATCTCTAAAATCATCAGCATTAGGGTCTAATTCATCGTTATATTTTAATACAGGTTGATTCCAAACTCCATACATAGCATTTCTTTCATGATTCCAAATACCTGTTACATGACAAAATCGGTAGCAATCTGCATTAAAGTCTTGAGCCATTTCATTCTTTAGTGAAAGAGTCCAATATTGAGTATTCATTCCTTCAACTTCACCAATAAAATGTATTCTTCGAGTCCATTGTTCAAGAGGAAGTGGCTTTCCATAATTCTTATTTTTATCACCACTACCAAATGAAGGTCTATTATCAGTAGGAATAATCCAACCATCTTCAACTTCAATTGCCGCTTCTGGAATAGTCCAATCATTAACTTTTTGTCGTGTTACTTCTTCATCATTAAGCCATTGGGTAATTTGATAACCTGTTGTTGTTGCTGTAATTAATGCTATTTTACCTTGTCTGTATGTTTCATCTTTGTTACGCTGATACTCTCCTTGTATTTGTTTACGCTGATATTCCATCATATCTCTACAATCTTCAATACCGATTATTATTCCAAATCCAGTATTTACTAGGGAATTACTTGTTGGGGTTGCTGTTGTTCTTTTTGCTTGTCCGAACCATTGACGGAATAAGCCTCTCAATAGAGGTTTATCCGTTTCAAGGTCGGGATTAAGTTGGTTTTGTTTAGCAATATCCAATAATTTCTCCCTAGTTTCTTCCATAGAAAGTCCTAAGACTTCCGCCGCTTTCTTTATTTCATTTTCCATATTTTTCATTCTCCTTATTTTCGTTCTTTTATTTCATTTGTGCCATCATCCATGATACCAATATTCTTGGTGTCATTTGTTGGCTACGCCATTCTGTTTCTCCTATTACTCTAAGTAGTTTAAATTTTTGTGTGTAATCTAATTCTGTTGATATTACTACATCATGTAATCCTATACAAATATCCTTGATAGTTTTACCATTTCTTATCATCTTAAAGAGCATTTCTCTACATTTATCCCATTCTTTATTTAAGACTAAGGATAAGACTTTGTTATAGTGTTCTAACGATTTAGATATTTGTAGTTGTAATGGTCTTTTAGATGCAATCGCCGCTTGTAATTCGGTGATTACCCTACGCAAATCGCCGTTGTAAGAGCATATAAAGGCTTCTAAGTCATCCTGTGAAGGTGCATCTATACCTTCTAAGATTAAAATTTTACTTATAACGCTATAAATAATATCATCATTAATTGTTTCAAAGAAATAATTTGCACACCTTGATTGTATCGGATAAATAATTTTGCTTCTATCATTACAGGTTATTACAAACCTAATATTATTTGCATAGCGTTCCATAATACGCTTAAGTGCATTTTGAGCATCAATAGTCATTCCATCCATTTCATCTAATAAACATATTTTAAATGGCACATCACCTATTTTACCCTGTTGTGCAAAATCCTTTATTGAAGTTCTAACCGTTTCTAATCGTCTATCATTTGAAGCATTAAGTTCTAAAAAGTTAGAACTATTTCCTAAAAATTCTTTTGCTAATACAATTCCAGATGCTGTTTTACCTGTACCTGCCGAACCAAATAATAAAACATTTGGCATATCATTAATTTCTATCCAATTTTCTGCATCTAATTTAAATGATTCTTGACCCACAATTTCTGCTAATTTACTTGGTCTATATTTTTCAGTCCACAACATATTCATCCCTCAATTTATATTTCATATTTCTTCTATTTCTATTTGTTTGAAATCCAACTTTTTCTAGACAATTCATTTTTGATAAAAGACCACTTAATTTATTTCTTGGTGGTACGTGTTTTGGTGAGTTATTAAACCACCAATCGTGAAGTTCATGTAAATCAAAATTTTCAACAGTTACTGCATATTCTATTATCTTTCTTCTTATCCTACTATTTGGATTATTAATTCTATGTGTATTACCCATACCATTCACCTAGTCCTTTTGTTTCTACTACTATTGGAGCATTTCTTCTTTTTCTAGGTTTTTCTCCTAAACCTAATAGTCTATATTGTTTATTACTTAATTTCTTTTTTGCTATATTAAGGACATTTTCATCTTTAAGAATATCTTTTAGTAGGTGTCTATCATTTACTTTTAATCCTAAACGCCTACAAATATAATTTATTTCTTTATCCTGTGCAAATTTAGGCATAGTTACTCTTCCATATGTATTACCTGTATGAATATATGCTAACATTTCATAGAAATATTTTTGGGGCCATCGTCTTTTTACTTTTGAATCAATATAAATTAAACGACTTGGATGCATTGATTCACTTAACGCATTTAATAAAAATAAATCGGGTGGTTTATTTAACAATAAATTTCTTTTTACTTCTTCTCTATTTGGATTCTTTAAATAATCT